TGACGTGCAGTCTCCATAGCATACATAGTGTTGCTATTTTACCACACTAAACTTACATGATCCTTACATTGTAGTTAACCTACATTAGAGCATCTTCGATGCCTTGTAGGGCCTCTAATCGCTTTGATACTTTAGTCTTACTAACAAGTTTAGATTGAACCCAAGTATAGGACGGAAACGACCATAGCGGATCAGGTGATGCATGACGTATCAAAACCTCACCATCAACACCATGCTTCAACACTTCGCATGGCTTACCATTAAAATAAGTCTTAATCATATAGTTAATCCTATAAAGAGCATGAAGGCGAACAACACACCGAAAGCACTACCACCAAGATACAACACAAAGTCACTAGATTGCATAGTCTACTCTCCTGATAAGTCTACAATGGGGTTAATCCAATACTCCTCCGGTTCTAAACGATCAACGAAATCTTCAGCTTCATCCAACGTATCGAACCTATCCAAGTGTTCTAAGCCTCCTTCTAAGCTTAGATAGTACGTGACTAGATAACCGACAATTTTGTAATCTACTGACATGATAAAGCCCTTTCGTTAATGGTTATAATAATAGGGTTGACTTCGTACGCATAGACTTTGTTATCGTCCAAGCCTACACTGCGAACATAATAGTTAGCGGCTGATTCATTGTCGAATCGCTTTAACCAAGTATGGTCCGATCCCTTGGTAGTGAAGGACAATAGATAACCGACAATCTTAAAGTTTTGCATGTTAATGTTCCTTGAATGCAATGGGTTTGGTAGTGGACCAGCAAAGTGCACATGTCATGCATGATTGAGTCTTGCCAGTTTGTTCAGGGCACTGGATGCCTTCGCCGTTGACATTAGCGGACATAACACCGCCTTTGTCGCTAAATCTAATCCATGCTCTGCTATTCTGTAACCCTGAGCGGATAACATCCATAATGTCTTGCTCGGACCTGTGAGTGTAACCAAATATCCTAAGTGCAGGGTATTCTAGCAATGCATCAACCCAGTACTGAGCATATGCCGCACTGAAGAAATCGCCTAGTATGTGCAAGCGTACGACAAAGCCTTCAGGGTGTACATTGGACAAATGCGAAAGCTCATCGGACAATCTAAGCATGAGTAGCTCAGGGTCATCCGGCTTTATACGGTGCGTAAAAGCCATGTTATTACCAAAACAGTTAGCCCATTGCTGACAAGTGCGCGAACATGTGGACCTTTCCTCGAGTGTAAGGGAATACACTGGAAAACCCTTCCATGCGCCTTTGGTAATGGTTTTGCTGCCATTGCCAAGTTTGTCGTTGTAGGATACTGGCTTTAATAACCTATGCTCATAATCGGACACCATACGTACAGTTTTCTTATGTATCGTAATGGCTTGAGACAATGCAGTATGATCCGCGCGTAGTCGCATGACAACCTCCGTTATAAAGTTTACTTTGCATAGTACCCTCGTCGAAGGTACTATACACTGTATACTTTAGTATTATACTGTTTCTTCCTCTTCCGATTCTTCTTCGTCTTCGTCGTCAGTATTAGATACTAAATGATCAGCAATAGCCCACCAATCAACATCGGACAAGAATGCTAAAGCGTAATCACGTGCAAGTCCTTCGTTTGATGTTGCCTCGATTAATTCCTCAGCATATTCTTGACAAGCAGTCCTCAATTCTGACATGCAATGTACAGATCTTCCAGTAAGATCACGTGCTGTCATGCCATCGAAGATTTCTAGGTTGATTCTCCAAGTTGCGTAGTTAGTCCAGCCGTTGTAAGTTGATTTGCTCATGATTGTTTCTCCGTAGTTGACTTAGCGGAATTGCTTTGTCGATGTGTTCATACTAACTAACTGATTTTGCCTTGTCAAGGTGGCGGTTGATTGAAGGGTCTTTCGACCCTTTGTTGATATTACATTGCACCGCTAAGCTTTGCTACTGTGCACAGTACCATTAAACCGATAGCAGTGCCGGCGAGTCAACCAGGTGTCATTGTAGGGTCAATCAAGTGTCTGTATGTGGTCAATCAAGTATCTCTATGTGGTGCTTCATCAGTACACTCTTCCACCTGCACAGATCCAGCACAGACTGCACAGATCCAGCACAGACTCAATTGTCATCCTAGCGACAATCTATGATTTCATATAATGTATTGTCATTGTAGTGACAATCTATGACTTTGTATAGTGAATTGTCATCATAACGACAATCTCCACTGTATTCTGTATACAGTATACGACATAGGGGGAGGGGTGTAGTTGTGGTGTAGATTGTTGTGGTGCTACTTAGCCTCAAAAAAGAGCAAAATAGACAATGTTAATGATAATCCATTACTATTAAGAAATCTCTTAAGAATCAATAGGTTATCTATAAAGCCTCTGCGGAGCCTATGACACCATGTTAATGGAGTCCCGCTAAAGCCTTGATTGCTGTATAGTCTGCACTGAATCTGCACTGGTTAAAGCACAGTCTGCACTGACAATAACCCTACAGTAGTAGTCAAGACACTTTACAACAATATCATTTGTATGTTACAATAAGTCCTTCTATGTAGGCTATGAACAAAACATCGTATAAAAACTAAATAATAGTAGACATATAACTTATCGTCATACACTACATTGTAGATACATAAAATTATATACACCTTACAGTCCTGCCTTCCGGCAGAGAAACTATATAGAGGTAGTGATGTCCGAAATTAAAACTGAAGTTATATCTGATCTTTGTTCGCTACCTTCATCGGTCAGCCAGGATGTCGTGGCAGTCAATGAAGAAAAGAAAGTGCCTGCGAAAAAAAGAAAAAGAGGAAGACCTAAGAAGGAAGAAGTACAGAAGTACATTAAGAGGCCTAAAAGAGGTAGACCTCCTGGTGAAGCAGCAAGGATTAAAGAACTAACAGCTTCACTGTTGCTGACACACTCACAGGCTATCATCAGAAAGATAGTGCATAAGGCTCTTAATGATGAGGATAAGGATCAGATGGCAGCGCTGAAGCTGTGTGTTGATAGGATGTTGCCAGTAAGTTACTTTGAGGATAAAGGTGCTGGTGGAGGCTCTAGAGCCATTACCATCAACATCACTGGAGTGAATGACAACCCAGTAGAAATGATTGAGCATGAACCTGTTGAAGTAGAAACTACCTTGATAGACTACGAAGAAGAAGAAGACGATGGATCTACAAGTTAAGTTACTACCGTGGCAGCAAGAGGTCTTCAAAGACCCTGTAAGGTTTAAGATCATCGCTGCTGGTAGACGTACAGGTAAGTCAAGGTTAGCAGCTTGGACACTGATCATAGAGGCTCTACAGACTGATAAAGGTCATGTCTGGTATGTAGCACCAACGCAGGGACAAGCTAGAGATATTATGTGGACTACGCTGTTAGAGCTAGGACATCCAGTCATCAAAGGTAGTCATGTAAATAACATGCAGATTACGTTGGTGAATGGAGCAATGATATCGCTAAAAGGTGCTGATAGACCAGAGACAATGCGTGGTGTTAGTCTTAAATACTTAGTGATGGATGAGTATGCAGACATGAAGCCACAGGTGTTCGAACAAATCCTTAGGCCTGCATTAGCGGATCAGAAGGGTAGAGCAATGTTCATCGGAACACCAATGGGTAGAAATCATTTCTATGAACTGTACAAACTAGGTGATAGTGGTAAGGATCAGCATTACAAGGCATGGCACTTCACTAGCTTTGATAATCCATTGTTAGACCCTGAAGAGATTGAAGCTGCTAGAGGATCAATGTCTAGCTTTGCTTTCAGACAAGAGTTCATGGCATCGTTTGAGGCTGCGCAGTCGGAGATCTTCAAAGATGAATGGATTAAAATTACTGACGAAGAACCTGAAGATGGTAACTACTTCATTGCGGTGGATCTTTGTGGTTTTACGGATTCATCTCAGGTTAACAAGACGAAAAACTCTAAGTTGGATGAAACAGCGATAGCCATTGTTAAGGTTAACACTAAAGGTTGGTGGGTAGCTGACATACAGTATGGTAGATGGGATGTCCGAGAAACAGCAGTGAGGATATTAAAAGCTGCTAAGGACTACAGAGTTAATGCGGTAGGGATTGAGAAAGGTGCACTGAAGAATGCAGTGATGCCTTACATGAATGATCTGATGAGGAGATTGAACTACTATCCTCGTATTGAAGAGTTAACACACGGTAATAAGAAGAAGACAGATAGGATTGTTTGGTCACTACAAGGACGATTTGAACACGGTAGGATTGTACTGAAAGAAGCTGATTGGAATAACAAGTTTATAGACCAACTGATGCAGTTTCCTGATAGCAAGACTCATGATGACTTAATAGATGCTGTTAGTTACATTGATCAAATACAGGTAGCAGATTGGAATCAGAACTTGAATGAAGAAGAGTACGAAGTCCTAGACACAACAATAGGTTGGTGACAATGAAATTTGAATCTGAAATCACACCTCAGAATGCCTTAGTAGCCTTCGTCATGGATCGTTGTAACGATTGGCGTAACTACAGGGATGAGAACTACATGGATCGCTGGGATGAGTATGAGCGTCTCTGGCGAGGTCTTTATGCTGATGAAGATAAAACAAGGGATTCTGAGCGTTCAAGGCTTATTAGCCCTGCCCTACAGCAAGCAGTAGATAACAAACAAGCTGATCTTGAAGAAGCTGTGTTCGCTAAAGGTGTATTCTTTGACATCAGCGATGACATCAGTGATCAGGATAAGACTGATGTTGAGAAGATGAAGTCTTTGTTGTCCGAAGATTTCAAGAAAGATAAAGTACGTAAGAACATTGGTCAGATCATGACCTTAGCAGAGATCTACGGTACTGGTATCGGTGAGGTCATTGTCAAACAAAAGAAGAGTCTAACACCAGCAACACAGCCTACAGCACAGCCTGGATTGGCTATGATTGGTGTTAACACTAACTATAGAGTATCGGTAGACTTAAAACCAATCAATCCACGTAACTTCCTTGTTGATCCTAACGCAACCACCATTGATGATGCAATGGGGTGTGCTATCGAAGAGTATGTTGGTAGACATGCAGTCATCAAAGGCATGGAAGATGGTGTTTATAAAAAGGTTGCTATCGGTGAAGCATCTTTAGACACTGACCTAGAGCCTAACCAAGACTTAACTTACTATCAATCAGATAAGGTATTACTACTTCGTTACTATGGTTTAGTACCTAAGAAGTTGTTAGATAACCCTGATGACTTATCTTTTGAAGATGATGAGTTGTATTCAGAGATGGTAGAGGCTTTGATCGTTATTGCTAACGGAGAAGATCTCCTCAAAGCTGAAGAAAACCCCTTCATGATGCAGGACAGACCTGTTGTTGCCTACCAAGCTGATAGCGTTCCTGGTCGTTTCTGGGGTCGTGGAACGGCTGAGAAGGCATACAACATGCAAAAGGCTGTTGATGCACAGATTCGTAGCCATGTAGACTCTTTAGGGCTTACAGCAGCTCCTATGATGGCTATAGATGCCTCTAGATTACCTCGTGGACAGAAGTTTGAGATCAAACCAGGGAAGAATATCCTTGTCAATGGTAACCCATCAGAGATTCTACAACCCTTTAAGTTCGGTGTTACGGACAAATCCAACATCGAAACAGCTCAAATCTTCGAAAGAATGATGCTACAGGCTACAGGTACGTTAGATACAGCTAACTTACCTGCTCAAGTCAGTGGTGGTGATGCAGCAGCGGCTGGTTTAGCGATGGCTGTTAGCGGTATTATCAAGAAGAACAAGCGTTCTTTGGTGAATTTCCAAGAAGATTTCCTTATTCCGTTCGTACAGAAGGCTGCATGGCGGTATATGCAGTTTGCTCCTGACCGTTACCCTGTAAAAGACTTTGAATTTATCCCAACAGGTACGCTAGGGATGGTTGCTAGAGAGTTTGAACAGGCTCAAATGATGGCAATGATGTCTACGTTAGGTCCAAACAGTCCTATCGTACCTTTGTTGTTGCAAGGTATCGTTGAATACTCATCATTACCTAACCGTGAGAGCTTATTACAGCAACTTCAGCAGCTAACACAGCCAAATCCTGAGCAACAACAGGCTCAACAGCAAGCTACACAGCTTCAATTGGCTGATGCACAAGCTACTGTACAGGAAAAACAAGCCAGAGCACAGAAAGCAGCAGCAGAGGCTCAGAAAGCGTCTATAGAGGCTCAGTTAATGCCTGAAGAGGTAAGAGCTAAGATCGTTAATGCAGCCACTCAGAACCTTCCTAACAACGATGACTCAGCAGAGCGTGAATTCCAACGTAGAATCAAGATTGCTGAGTTAATGTTGAAGGAAGAAGATATCAAAAGCAATGAAAACATAGCCAAGATGCAAATGGAGACTAAAAAACAGGTAGATAAGCAGTTTACCGATGCTCTTGGTGAGTAATCATGGATGAGGAAAAACTACTACAGCTAGCTGCTGTTGTTGGTAAGTTAAAGAAGAAAGTAAGTGAGCTAGACTCTAAAGCAAATACCATCAGTAAACTAGAAGGACCACAAGGTAAACAAGGTCCTAAAGGTGACAAAGGTAATCCTGGTAAAGACGGACTGCCAGGAAAAGATGGTAGAGATGGTGTTGATGGTAAAGATGGTATAGACGGTAAACCAGGAAAAGATGGTGTATCTGTTGTTGATGCTTACATTGACATTGACAACTCACTGGTACTTAAGTTGTCTAATGGTATTGAAGTCAGTGCTGGTGAGTTACCACA